AGCGCACGCCTACGCCTTGATCTTTGGCGATGGCGCGTATCGCTCTGGCGGTGGGACTCCCAGACGGTACGATACGGAGCCTACGCTTCATCTGTTGGGCGTACACGCGGCACGTCATCAGATAAACGGCGCTCTGCCGCTTGCATGTGGGGCATCCGTCGAATAGTGCGAACATGTCCGGGCTTTCCAGAATGGTTGCGGTCTGCATCAGAATGTCACTCCCAGAGCGTCGGCCAGCACATCGGAGATATGGAGCGTGGTCAACTGGCGACGCTTATGTTCTTCGATTTCTGCGGTAATGTCCTTACGGTACACGGGAATAACTTGATGGCTTGCCTTTCCGACCACGCGCGGGTCAAACATTGAGAAGAACAGGACTTCCAGCGAATCGCATACGACGAAGTATTGCAGCACTTGAGCTTTGTACTGGTCGGGGATAAAGTCGAAGCCGGTCGCCTTTCCGTCGAGCGTGTATTCCGGAAGAACCTGCTCAATAACGTCCACCAGCTCAGGTTTCAGGTTGACGATATGAGATCGCATGGCGTCCGTGTGCATCATCCACGGTACTACCGTCTGCAAATGGTAGGCTGAGCCGAGCGACTTGCATTCGATGGCCCACGTCGGCTTCTCAGTGTTCTCGTAGGCGTCTGGACTGCAAGCGATACGGTCGTCGTCGTCGCTCTCCCAGATACCGCAGTCGGTTACGCAATCACCGGGATTGAAGCCAAGCGTTTTGAGTGTGATCTGGATGTTTTCGGGTTCGAGACGGTGGCCGCGTTCCATCGGCGGTTCACCGTCCGCTGGTTCGGACCACAGTTCCGCGAGAAACTTCCAGAAGTCCACGCCGACCTTAAGCCGCTTGTTTTTGGCTTCCGCTTCGGTGATTCTGATGTCATACCCCTGAGCTTTGGCGTAGTACTCGTTGGCCTTCTCGGGCGTCTTCGCTTTTTTCGCCTGTTCCAACGCTTTGTCTCTGTATTCCACGAGTTTGTTCACGTCGGTCTGAGCGTAGTGTTCCAAGGCGAGTCCTCCACTTTTGGTGCCGGTGATACGGCCCATGCGTTCGTCGAGCCATGCCTCGGTTTCGTGGGCTTGCGATACATTGATGATCTTCATTGATGTTGTCCTTTCTGTTGGGTGTGGGCGGGTGACGAGTCCCGCCCACAAGTCTTCTATCTTGAGTATGGGATGTGATTACTGATAATGGTTTGTGTTCAACTCCTTTTACAGATTAGGTATGCCTTTCACGCCTCGCTTTCGCAGTCGGAAAGGTCAATGTCAAAGCAACGCGCAATATAATCGAAGTTCTCACGCTGCTCATCAGCCGTCAACGCCTGAACGAGATTATCCAGCAGCGTTTCCGCGCCGAGCGAGTCAAGCAGCTTGTCGAAGGCAAGTTCGTTGTCAAACATTTCAGATACTCCATTCCAGTTCCCCTCTTAGAACAAGAGGGCTTATAAATCGGTTTGTTTTAAGCAAAATCCCAAAAGTGCGCCAACGCGAAAGGTCACTTACATTCGGTTGACGGCGTTCATCAGACTGTTCAGGTCGGTTTGTGTGAGTCCATTCCATCCTCTGACCCGACGTTTCAGAGTGCCGTTGATGAAGTCTCCGCGCTCCGCGGATGTGATATTGTGCGCATCCATAGTCTTGACCAGATCGGCGTACTGTTCGGCGCTGATCGCACGGTCTGCGGTCTCGTAACGCTGTTTCGCATACGCTCCGTCGTCGTCCTTGTCGGGGAAGATGCCTAACACTGCGTAGAGACTATAGCGGCGGGCGTAAGTGATCGCGCTACCGACCTGCTGGGGGTCGCCGGTCACGAAGAACGGATAGGAGCAGACCACCATCTGGTCTGTATCATCGAAAATGATGGTTTCCACTGTTCCGATGGCCTGTCGCGTTTCTCTCGTGTTGTCGAACGTGACGCGCTGGCTGAATGCCAGACCGTACTTCTCGAAAACCGGTTTGATGGTTTTGAGTATCGTGGCGAGGTTGAGATACTTGTAAGTCCGGTTGCCTGCCTGTGCGGTTTCGTCGGTGACGAAATTGGGGACTTCGTTGAGAACTTGCATGAACTTGTTGCTGAGGTTGTTGGTTGCCATCTCAGTGTTCCTTTCTGATAATGTGATGATATATAAAGTATATCACATGTTGTGGGATTAGGCAATCAGCAACACTCAAAAACATGCCCCAGCGTCCTAGTAGGACGTGCTAGGACGAGTGTCTATGCCATCCTAACCGGCGAAATAACGCCAATTAGGACACTAGGACATGCATTAACTCAGATAGGCCATGCCTCGCCGTTCGTCAGATACACATTATCCGCGTTCCCGTTGTCGAACTGGGCACTCACAAGCCCGTTCAGCATGGGCATCCCGCCGAGATTGTACGCTTTCACGAAGGCTTCGAGGCGGGTCGGCTGATTGCCTTCGAGCACGTACATGGTGCTCGCCCACTCGGTCTTCCCGTTACGTTCCTCATAGTCTCGGAATGCTTGCTCGTACACGTCGGCGTCAACGTACCCGTGATCTCCGATACGCCAGATATCGTCCGTCTCGGTGTATGTGTCGAAGTCGCGGCATTCAGGGATCAGACGGTTATTGATGCTGCGAATCATGTCGCGGGCCTGATCGAGAGTGATTTCCGTAGCGTTTCCCATTTCTGTTCCTCCTTTGCTTTGTCAGAAGGCGCGGTATTCGAAGCCGCCAGCGTCGACGAATACTTTTGCGACAGTTAATCACTCTTCCTCGGCGTCTTTCCTTGCGATCTCGATGAGTTTGGATACCGCAGCAGCCATATTCTTGATTCCGTTACGTGAAGCGAACGATGTCACCTGATGCACGAACTCGTCGTACAATTCCATAGGCACCAACCCGAGCATGTCCGCGTTGCAATCATCCACGAACTGTTCAAGTTCCTCGTATTCGCGGGTCAGAAACAAAAACTCCACGTTCTTGTATTCGTACTTCACGTTCAACCCGTTCAGGTTGACTTGCTGCGGTTCGACGTGAGGGAGGCTGTCCTGATCGAGTCCGCTCAGCAACAAGTCGTCTACGTTGTCCATCTGCGTGACCAGCTGCGCCAGTAGTTTCTCGTCCGCATGCCCGGTGAGTTCGTTGGCGGCTATCTGCTTAGCCGTTATGGTGGAACGTGTCATAGGTTTCGTGTCCACGATAACCGGGATGCGCTGTATGCCGGCGCGGGCGGCGGCTCTTGTACGATGATGGCCGGAAACGATACTTATCGGTCCTTCTCCGTTCGGTTGCGAACAGTACGGCAATGACTCCAACATCCCTCGTAGTTTGATGTTCTGTGTCAAAGCGTCGAACTTACGTGGTTCCATGACCTGCGCGTTCAGGTCTTGTTCCTTGAGATTGACCACATCAATCCACTTGATTACCAGACCGTCGGCTATGGTCATTTCCTGCGACGTGTCGACATCGGCCATTATTTCCTCCTGTTTTCCTTGGCTAGGAACTGTCCGAGAATGTTCCTTAAGCCGATCTCTTCGTGCCAGTCGCTCTTATACTGCAATTGGTACTGTCCGTTTTTACGGTCGCGTCTGTCCAGTTTCATCAGGCCGCGAAGTCCCTTGGCTTCGGGATATCGCGTGTACTCAACGGTTGCCAGCCCATCGCACGCATCAACGAGCATCTGTGTCTTGGGCGTCGCGCAGAGCTGGAACGTGGAACGACGCAACGCTATCATCGTGACCAGCTTCGTAAGCCGATACCGTTCGTGGGATACTCCGAACGCTTGACGCAATACCGCGTAGCGAATCGTGTACATGGGATTCGGCAAACCATATCCGATGATTCCGGCCACGTAACCGTCGATTAATACGAGAACACACATCGGGCTCACGTTTCCCGATATCCTATGCCGCATGACTTGCAGATACGAGTCTTGAGCTGCGCTATCACGTAACGGTACGACCTCGGTTCTGGAACGTTCGGTAATCTGATGATCTCTGGGCAATATCGGTATCGGTATCTCCGCCGATTTCGACGACGCCACAGTCACCATGTTCCCGCCGACAAGACGTTTAACCTCATTCGGACGGTTTGAATTCATGTAGATCACACTGTCCACACCCAGACGCCTAGCGTAGACCGGGCTAGTCGTTGCGGCGTTTCCGGGCGTTTGCTGCTGCTGGCAGATCAATAGCGCCTTACGCCCATCGAACAGCTCACAGAGCGTGGGAATATCAACGGGAGCATTGAACACGTTGTATTCAGGTTCCGCCCACTGGAACCTGCCTCCGGTATCGAAGAACTTTTCATAAGCTCCCGGATACGTAGGAGGATTCGCGAACACGATGGTGTGCGGATCGTCCATGATACGTTCCGCGTACTTCATCGGGTCGGTGGCCTCATATTTCAGCCCCCCCAACTTGACCATGTTCGATGCGATTCGCTCCCGTAGCTGTCCGACGTGTTCCGAATCGTTGATGTCAAGATCAGCCAGAAGTTCACGGTAGTAGTCGACGTCTTCGTGCTTGCTGAGACGCATACGGTATTGCGCCATGATTACGGTAGCCGCGTCATCCGCTGCGTTCCCGGAGAGCGAGACTGGTGAACCGTCAACGGTTGCCCGCATTTCAGTGAGAGGCGTCCCGCTATACGCGTATCCGAGCGCCGCGGTGTACGCCCACACGTCGCACGCCTCGATCTGCTCCGGCTTCCAGCCGTTCTCAACGGCGACCATACAGTTCGCGAAGGCTCCGGCGTACAGTTCAACGTATCGCGTATATCCTGACGCGAGTGCCTGCCTAAACAGATTCCCGTTCCAATCACGTTCGGGCTTATCCCACGTGTTGAGGAACAGTATGGACGGTGAGTTGAAACCTGCCATCAGACCGCCTCCCAAGAGTCGAACTTGGTGCCTCCCTGTTCGAGACAAGGCGCTCTATCCGGTGAGCTAGGGGCGGAATGGCAACGGTCATCAGAATAGCACATTTTGGGTGGCCTCCAGACCTTTTTGTAGTTCCTTGACTTCTTCACCGGTCTTTTCCTGCCACCATTGGGCGAAAATCGTTCGGTGGCACAATTCTTTTCTTACGTCATCGAAGCATAGAAGCACGATGTCTTTACCTCCGTTGAGTTGCGATATTGTTTCAAGTTCCGTTCTGATGCGGGCGACACCGTGTGAGTCCAGCATGGCACGATACCGTTCGGTGAATTCTTCGTCGGTTCCTTCCATGAACCATCGTCCCGGCGTCACTGTTTTCGCTGATGCTGCGATGGCGTATGGTAGTCGCCATCGTGGCGAACCGTACGTTATGCGTACCGGTATGCCTTGCGCCGGTGTGAAGTCGCGGTATCGGTTTGTGTAGACCTTCATAAGCATCCTTTCCTATGCAATGTGTGATATACATATTATATCATACTGTTAGTTCTGTGGCAAATTGCCACCATTCTTAACTTCGTCCGGGAAGAACTCACGTTCCAAAGCCTCCACACCACCGGAGGCACCCCAATACACACGCCTCGCACGCAGAACGGTCGCCACGTCCGCAGACATGGAATCAGGAAGCCTATGAGCCATCCAATTCGTTAACCGGGCTTCACTGCGTTGCTCCGGCTTCCTAACCAGCCAATTAGCCGAGTCGGCCAACCACACGGGCAGAGTCCGCACATACTGCAATGGCGTACCATCGCAGGACTCCACGAAACGTTTCGCCGCTCTCATAAGCGCATCGGCACCAACCTCATCGAACGCCTGATTGAAGCATTGAATGAATTCGTTGGACACCCTGCACTTCTTTGGCCACAACACCATAAGAGCCTTGAGAGTATCCACCGAATGGCAGGAGACTGTAATTTTTTCTTTTTCACGCGAGTATTGTTCTTGGGTTTTATTCTTATGGGTATTGTTAGTCAAAACCTCGTTTTGGGGTAGGTCAAAAGCAGGTTTTGGGGGGTCAAAAGCAGGTTTTGGGGTCGGCGCAGGGTCAAAAGCAGGTTTTGGGGTCGGCGCAGGGTCATAACCCTGTTTTGGAGTGGGCTTCCACAGCGAGACGTGATACCGGTTAGCCCTGCCATCGGACTTGACCCGTCGAATGTAACCCAATTGTTCCAGCACGTTGAGGCTCTTGGATACCGTGGGCTGTGAGCAACGCGCGATCTTCGCCAGCCGCTCCAAGCTGGGCCAGCAGATACCGGTGTTGTCGGCGTGACGTATCAGCGCCATGTACACCAGCAGGTCGTAGCCGCCCAACCGGTCATCATCCACCGCCCAATTCGGCAGCATCGAGAAACCCGAGTTCTGTGCTATACTTGTATCGGACATGTTTCCATTCCTTTCTATTAGCGCCTCTCTCCCGATTCCAGGGGGGAGGCGCTTACTTTATTCTTGTTCTTATCTTGTTTGATGTTGATGCGCCCGGTTTAGTGCGCATATATATATTATATAGCTAGCACATGCTACTTGCAATCAAGACTAATCTGATGTATATTTAAATTATGAACGCTAAAGACTACACCGTAACGACGGAGCAGTACGCGGAACGCTGGCACCTCAACATCCAGACCGTCCGCAGATACTGCCGTGAGAAACGACTGCCATACATCAAGGTAGGCAACCGCTACTACTTCAACCCCGACATCACACCACTACCCGTAGGAGCAACAATCAACGATGAATGACCCAAGAATCACACTGCCGCTCGCACGCTTGGCGGCAGACCCCGAACGCAAACAGACCCGCAACGGCACCCCCTACATGCTTATCCGAGTCGCCGCCACAGGCGGACACATGGACAAAACCACAAAACAATGGGTAGACCACGACACCATGTGGGCGACCATCTTCGAGTATGACCTGAGACTTGCGGAAACCTACGAACGCATGCTGCGCAAGGGTACCCCTGTCCGAGTCGAGGGTGTCCTGAAATGGAAGACCGGCACCGACAATCAAGGCCAGCCGCGCACCGACTTCATCATCGAACACGCGACCATCAGCCTCGCCATGCTCAAAGCCAAGAACCAGCAGACTCAGCAAGACCAGCAGTCCGGCAACCAGTGGCCGGGAACCGACCCGTTCGGCCCGAACAACTCGCTCAACCAGACCGACAACGAATGGGACGTGTTCTAAATGGCAGTGAACGTCACCGAGAAAGACAAGACGCTCAACGAGATCATCGACTGGTGCGAACAGTTAGCAGCGGAAGGCCTGAGACTGGCGAGCGCTCTTCTGATGGCTGGGAATCAGCGTTCACCCTTCTTGATAAGCTTGGAACCGCATGATTACTGCCGTTACCTCTTCGACGAAAACCATGTGCATGGCGTGCCTGACAAGTGGAGCAAAGGCCACGGGTTCGCGCTCAGCCTTGTCATGTTCAAATGCCATACGGGATTAACAGACGAAAACCGCAAAGCTGCAGCCGACTGGCGTGAAAAACATTGGAAGGACACGAAATGAGCAGAACAATCCGATACGGAGAATGCACCCACTGCGGCGAAACGGTGGGCACATATTACGTGACCTGCCCGTACTGCGGATACAGGTTGGCTGTGCACAGTCTGCCACCAATGGAGAAATGTGCGGACTAACCCAAATCACCACCGATTGAAAGGAACTACCATGACCCGCTATCTCGTAACAGACCAACAACTACGTCACGCAATACACTTTGCCATAAGCGCTATGGACACTGACAAGCAAGATAAGAATTACATCATCGACTCAACTATCAAAGTCTCCGATGAAGTCCTAGGATTATTAGCCTCATCGAAAACCACCGAACCGGAACAAACCGAGAATCCCAAACAGGATGCTGGCCGTGAAATCGATACGAGCGAATACCCATTCATCCAACTAGAGGCAGACGAACTCGTCCGAATGATCTGTGACGCCTACCAAACCGGCGTATTTTCAGGAAAGGAACAATCATGAAATTCACGAAACGCGCATACGTCAAAGTTTGGCAGAACTGCCCAGAAGACAACCGCGAAGACACCACCATAACCCTCTACGACTACGAGGACGCGAACGAACTCAACAGTATCCCAGTATCACTACTCTACCTGCTGGAATGCCATGCGTTCGTCAACAGTATGGAAGAATTCAACACCCTCGAACACTGCCTTACAGCCGAATCATTCGATCTCATAGGCTTCATCAAAACCTACCGGGACATGCTCAGCAAAACCGGCGACTTCTGGACACCCATGAAATTCATCACCGCCAGTCCGAAACCCGTGAACGGTATCCCACCCGTCTCATACTGCCCACGCTGCGGAGCATTAATCTGGCCAGACTCCACACAACGCTGCATCAACGGACAACCCGAAAACGACGCCGAATATTACCGACGAATCCTCGAAATCTACAAGAACAACCCAGACCCACTGTTCTGCCACAATTGCGGTCAACGCTTCAAATACGTCGGCCAAGACCAACTAGCCTACAAGCATCAAAGCAACCGCGCCAACATCCTACGCACACTCAAACTCAAAGCAGAAATACAACCAACATTCGACCTAGCGGAACTCAACCAATGATAAGCGAACCATTATCATTCAACCTGTTCATCCCCGGCATCCCCGCCAGTAAAGGCTCCTACCGTCCAATCACCGGCAGGAGCCGCACCACAGGCAAACCCGTAACCCGCCTCATACCAATGGACAAAAAGGAACGCCCATGGCGTAACCACGTACGCGACACCATCCTCAACCACAAACACCCAACCATCCCACCCAACTCATACATCAAAATAGAAACCACATTCTACCTCCCCCGCCCCAAAACCATCCCACCCACCAAACGCAAACACCCCACAGTCAAACCAGACATAGACAAACTCCAACGCGCCCTATACGACGCCATCACCGAAACCCAAATCTGGCATGACGACTGTCAAATAACCGACGTAACCAGCCACAAACGATACGCCGACAACACCACAACCGGCGTATCCCTCACAATCACATGGAAACCCAACCAATGAAACCAAAAAAACCAGAAATCAACTACTTCCGCAACACCACACCCGGCTACAAGCTAGGCCGCATTCTCGGCATCCTACTCATCACCCTAACCGTCCTACTCACCACCACCAGCACCATAGCCCTACTCAAACTACTCATAACCTACATCCTCGCGTAAGGAACCATCATGCCTCTCAGCCAACACCAAACCGAACTAGCCCTCCACTGGCACCGCAAACACTACAACACCGAATACATCGCCACCCTACTCAACACCACTGCAGAAGAAATACAAACCATCATCAACCAGCACAACACGCAAACTAAACTCAAGAAAGCGTAAAATACTCCTTATGAGCAACGTAACCAGAGACGCACGCGGACGAATAACCGGAGGCGTCAACAACCCAACCGGTAAAGGCGGCTTCCAAGAACGCCCACAAGACCGCAGCCGTAAATGGACAAAACGCGGCAGCGTGAAATACAACCTTCAGCAATTCCTTGAACTCACGAACGAGGAACTAGCGGAGTGGGTGCAGCGTATGGACGAACTGACCCAAGCCGAACAGATCGCCTTACGCCGGGTTCTTGAATCGAAGAAAAACGGTGAGAAAGCATTCCGCACTTATCAGGACGTTGCCAACCGTACTGAGGGCATGCCTCGACAGCAGGTTGACCAGACGGTGCAGATGTACGAGCCGCCTACGATCAACGTTACGGTGAAGTGAACAAACCCGAGCCTATTATTCTCAATAAGGCTCGGGTTTTCTCGGGTGAAGACCAGACTATTGAGAATCGCGCGCACATTATGGAACAAAACGGAACATTCAACCTCGTAATCCCCAAAGCATACGAAGATTTATTGTTCTTCCTCCATGACCGTGACAATCCGCCATACCGCTACTACGATTACAGCGGAGGCCGTTCAAGCGCGAAAAGCACCAGTGTAGCCCTAGCTTTAGCGCTCGAAGCCAGCATGTACCCCACCCGCATCCTATGCACCCGTGAATTCCAGAACAGTATTCAGGAAAGCGTCAAACAGCTCCTAGCGGATATCATCAGCCGTTATAAGCTTCCCGGTTTCACCATCACCCGCGAACAGATAACACACGCCAACGGCAGTGTGTTCTGGTTCAAAGGCTTGCACGAAGACCCCGAAAGCACACTCAAAGGCATCGAAGGCGTAGACCGGTGCTGGATAGAAGAAGCCCAGTTCATCACCGACCACAGTCTAGACGTATTGCTGCCAACCATCCGAAAGAACGGCAGCACCATTATCTTCACCCGTAATCCCCTAACCCCGGAGGATGCGATAACCACACGTTTCGTCACTCATCCGAGCCAGCTCACCCAACAACGCACCACCCACCATCACACCACATGGCGGGACGCGGAACAAGCTGGAATACTCCCGGAAGAGATTCTGCGACAGGTCGAGGAATCACGAAACAATCCAGACTTCGCCCACATTTGGGAAGGAATGCCCTACGAGAAAACAATCAACCAGATCATAAACTGGCAGCAACTCACAGACGCGACCGAACGCCAACCTCAAACAGACGGCGGCGTAAGCTTCGGCGTTGACGTGGCCCGATACGGAGCCGACCGAACCGCCGTAGCCATCGTAAAGGGACGCCACCTAGTAGACCTCGTGAGCTGGAGCAAAACCAGTCTCGTCGAAACAGCGGAACGCATAATAACCCTTGCCGGAACACATCATCCAAGCATCATCAACGTGGACGATACCGGCGTGGGCGGAGGCGTAACGGATATTCTCCGCAGCCGAAACCAACCAGTGAACGGCGTCAACTTCGGAGCCAAACCCAAGCATCCCGACCGCTATCCGGCAGTCAGTTCGGAATTATGGTTCGAGTTTGCCGAACAGCTTCCGGAAATCACCATCAACCCGAATCTGGAACACCGAGCCGAACTGTTTCAGGAACTCAGCACCCGTGAATGGGCAATCAACAACAGAAACCTACGCGAAGTACAACGGAAGAAAGACTACAAAACAGAGAATCAGACTGGTAGCCCCGATCTAGCGGACAGCGTCCTTCTCGCCTACTACAAGCCGCTACAACTCCCATCATGGGACGTTGCTGTCTGCTAGGTTTATGCGTTGCACCCGGTAGACTAGACGCAGGGTCTTATGACGAATCGAGGAAAAGTGAGCCTGCTGAACAATCTCCGTGAAGGTTTTATGAGCGCGTTCGACCATAACCATGCGCCCAGCATGTCCCCCACACCGATGGGCGGGAACATTTGGCAGCCGATGGGCGGCAACACTATTCCACTGCACGACACCTACGACAACCTGTTTCCCTACGTGAACGCTATCGCACAACGGTTCAGCACGGTAATCCCCTACGCCGTGGACTCGGACAATCAGCGTATCGACCCGGCTCCCGCACCATTGGCCGCACTCTACGCGCCCAACGACACGTATTCATGCTTGGAATTCCTCAAAATCGTTTGCACCACCATCCTCACCCAATCCCACTTGGATATTCTTATCTGGACAACTAACGGGCCGGGCGGAGACATTACAGCCGACAACATCATCGGATATACGCTACTACCGTCGAACAGCCGCCAATACAATTCTTCTCGCTCAGACTGGTATCATCGCGTTACGATGGACTTGGGCAACGGAGAACGAGTCTACGAATTCTCCCGAAACGAAACCATCGCTCTCAACTACAGTCAGCATCCGAACGACCCGACGCGCGGCATTGCTCCTGCCATGACGGTGAAGAAGTGGGCGAACGTGGACGATATGATCGCCGACTATGAGCGTGGCTTTTTCGGCAACAACGCTGTACCAGCTGGAATGCTCGGCATCGTATCGGAAAACACCGAAGACTTCCAACGTAACCGCGACCGCCTCGAAAACACATTCCGTGGCGCGGGCAACAACAACGGAATCGTGTACAACATGATTCCGGTTGACCCTATGACCCATAAGCCCAGCACCACCAGTAAACTCGTGTGGGTGCCGTTCCAGAACGCCAACGACAGTCTGGACTTGCAGACCGTGAACAACGTGGTAAACAACCGACTGTCGAACGCTCTGGCAGTACCGGACATTATTCGCGGCATCGACAACGGCCAAACCTACGCCAACGCCGAACAGGCCGAACGCGCGTTCATCGAGAATACGCTGAAACCGTTGTGTATGACGGTGTGGGATAAATGGCAATTTGAGCTTGACCGGATCACCGGGGGACTTGGGTATGGCATCACTTTCGACCTCGCTCTGCCTTCCCAAACCGACGTGGAGAAGGTGCAGGCCGACATCCAGAAGGTACGTATTGACTCGCTCACCCAACTCCTGAACATGGGTGCCAGTCTGGAGTCTGCCGTGGATGCGCTCGGCTTACCCGACTCGTACAAGCGTCTTGACTTGCATCAGCAGGCTCCGACGCTGACTATCCCAGTAGCCGCGAAAAGATATGCGAGGAATATCAAACCGCAGGAAACAGCAACCGAGAAACGCATCCTTCCCGCCACCCGAACCTACGTGAACAGAATCATCCGAATGACCCGCCAATCCCAGAACGGACTCCGCGACGACTTGGAAGCCATCGGCAACCAATGGATAAACGACGTGAAAAATGACCTGACGACCAACCTCGCCGCCTACGCCCGCCGTACCGGCTACGAGTTAGAGCAGGTCATTACCGCGTGGACGGAACTCCACCCCGAAACCTCCATTGCCGTGGAAGTCGAGAACTACACTGCCGATGATTGGCGGCAACTCTACTTCTGGACTGAACTCCCCGATACAGTATATGAAGCCTACGTGGAACACTTGCGTAGCATCGCCAAGTCCACCAGCAAAACCATCACGAACAACGTCCTTGAACTGCTGAACCGTGCCGACGTGGAACAGTGGGACGCCGAACGCCTACGTAACGAGCTCGAACGCATGGGCAACGATCACGCCAAGCTGATTGCCCGCTGCGAAACCGTGCAATCGCAACGGCTCGGCAGTCTCTACAGTGCCCGCAATCTCAGCGAAACGCTCGGCATCCGACTGAACAAAGTATGGCATACCTCCGGTGACGGCAAAGTATGCGAATTCTGCCAACACATGGAAGGCAAGCGAATCTCATTGGATGACACGTATCTAGCTGAAAACGCCAGCGTCGAAATCGGAGACCGCACCTACGTGAACAACTTCGAGAGTATGCAAACCCCGAACGGACACCCCAACTGCCGGTGCTACGAGGATTACGAGGTGGTGGAATCATGACGTATGACATCCATTGCAAACACTGCGGACGCTACCTAGGCTCCTGCGCCCGTGACACGATGGTTACGTTGAAATGCCCGAACTGCAAAGGATTGGACGTGTACCGCATCGTGCTACTATGGGGGTCAGAACATTAAGCCCATTAAGGACGTTCAACCGCACCACTACCCTACTATTTGAAAGGGCCAAGATGAAGACTCGTAAGAGCTTCGCCAACAGCGGTGCCCCAGAAACCAATGGTCGTACCCTAACCTTCCTTGCCAACAGCGGCAAAGAGATGTGCGACGGACTCACCGTAGATTTGAAGACACTGAAAGCGCCGTTAATCGACGGCACTCTGAAACTGGTGTCCGATCTCACCGAGTCCGACAAACTATCCCTTCCGCTCCTGATCGACCACAGGCCCAGTATCGAATGCCAAGCGGGTGCAATCACCCGACTTTGGATGACCAATGACGGACTAATGGCCGAAGCGAAACTCAGTGAGGTAGATCAAGGAGAACGTATCCGACAGCTTGCCGCCGACGGATGCCTGACCAACAGTTTCAGCATCACCGTAGAATTCAACCAGCGTCCCGGCAAAGACGGTATCATCCACGATGGCGAACTACTGGAAATCAGCGTCGTCTATCGTGGGGCCGACCCAAGGGCCGCTTTCACCGCAATCAACAGCCGCAACAACAAGAAGGGAGACACCATGACCCCGGAACTCCTGAAGAAACTGGCGCGTACCATCGCCCAGTTCAAACTCACCCCGGACGAGGCGGAACAGCTCACCGATTCCATCGGTAACATCATGCAGTCCGCTCTCGATGACATTACCGCTGCCATCACCAACCAGAAGGAAGGCGAGGGCGAGGGCACCCCGGCACCGGAGGACCCCGTGCAGACTTCCAACGGTCGCCAGACCATCATCATTAACAAAGCCAACCACGCCGCCCACCAGTCGGGTACCGTGAACTTCTCCCACGACCGTAAGACGTGGCTTGACTCCGACGACGCCATGATCGCGTTCGAACGTGCCCTGATCGACACTGATAACAAGGGTGTCGAAGCATTCCACCGTGAGTGGACTGACACCGTGAACCGTAACATGTCGGACACCGCATCGTTCGGCGTTGACACCACCAACGTGGACAAGTTCATCCCGACTGCGGCAATCACCACAATCGCGGACGCGCTGAACACGCGTGGCTCCGGCCTGTGGAACCTGCTGCGCAAAACCGGTATGGATCGCCTGACCATCGGTGGCAACATTGCCGGTCTGACTGACCAGACCCGTGCTCACGGCTACCCTGTGACCTCCTACGGCACGAATAAGAAGGAACAGGTGCTTTCGTTTGTGAAACGCGAGCTTCAGGCCGACTACACCTACAAGTACATTAACCTGAACAAGGGCGATATCCGCCGCACCCAGCGTCCGGGCGCTCTGCTCCGCTACGTGCTTCAGGAACTCCCGAACTACATCGTCCAAACCATCGAACGTCAGATCACGCTCGGCGGTTACACGGACATGGCGCATTTCCGTTCGGTTGTGACTGACGCGGCAGACAACAAGTCGTCCGAATGGAAAGGCAACCGTTTCGCGCTCTCCTACACCATGACGGATAAAACTCCGCTGATGGACTTCGTGCGTGCCTCCCACATGGTTCGCGCTCAAGGCAACAAGGTGCTGCTGTGCAACGCTGACACCGTGGCCGACCTGCTGATGTCCGCGAACTCGAACGGCAACACGTATATCGCTCTCGGCGGTGACGATACTCTAGCCCGCGCCCTCGGCGTTAACCAGATCATTACCCCTGAATGGTGGACGGACACGGACGACACCACCACTATGGGCGTCATCATGGCCGCATCCCACTACGCGGTGGTTGGCGATACCTCCATCGAAGCTTTCACTAACTTCGCGTTGTCCACTAACACCAACGAGTATCTTCAGGAGATTTACGCTGGTGGCGGTCTGGACGCGGAGAAGTCCGCCGTGGTCATCAAGCCGAAGAGTGAATGAGGTGATCTGCCATGACGATTAAACAAGTTCGATTCGTTAAAGCGGACTCTCGTAACCCGGTTCAGAACATCGCCGAACTAGCAGTGTTCGACGCTTCGGGTAATCCCGTTAACCCTCCGACTTCCCTTGCCGATGGCAGCGTGACGACCGCGAAACTAGCTAACAATGCTGTCACTTCCAGTAAGATTCAGGATGGCAGTATTACCGGCTCTGACCTTGCCAACAGTACCGTAACCGCAGCCAAGATCGCGAGCGGTGTTCTGCCGACCAACGCGACCAAGGAAAAGGCCGGTCTAGTCAAGCAGGCCACGCACGTTAACGACCCGGCTGGCGACACTCCGACTAAAGCCGAGTTTATCGCGCTCCGTAACGCCTTGGTCGCAGCCGGGCAGATGGCGTCCTCCTGACACGCTACCTTAAACAGTAGCGGGA